CATTGCTGCAGATATGCTTGACGAATATATAAGCAAGAAAAAAGCGGATTGTGAACAACCCAACAAAGAAACATGGCTTAATGCTAGAGTTTTGAAAATTGAAGTAAGTGAGGGCGAATACTTAGCGCCATATTTCGATCAATATTCAAGTGTTGTGGAATTTAATTGTACAGAGGGTCTAGGCCGTTGTTTTAGAATATCAGAAAAGTCTTGTGATTATTCACTAGAAACAACTAGCGGTTCGGTCGGTGGTCACGAATATCAATGCGACCATTGCGGTGATGGTTGTGACGAATACGATGCTCATTATCATAATGATAGTTGTTATTGTGAACACTGCTTTAATGAAAACTTCTTTTACTGTGAACACTGTAATGAGTATGAACCAAATGAGCAATATAATGAGGTTATCGGTTCACCTTCTCCAGCTTGTGACCATTGTATCGACTATTCCGACGACATCGTGAGAACGCATTGCAACAGCTTGGCAATATTGGATGAAACAGTATATTGTGAGGCCGATGACTGCTACTTTCTTACAGATGATATGGGCGACACTTGGTTTTATTCTGATGTTGACGATGAATGTTATTCAATTGAAGACTTGGCAGATTTGCCCATTGATAAGCAAATGACGCATGATCAAGCTAAGGAAACAGGCTTTTTTAATATAGAGTTTGTACCAAGTAAGTCTGCAAATCCTGATCCTAGATTGCCGCGTTTGGGTTATGGTTTGTTGATAAATGGCAAGCCTTCTAAGTATGTTTACACTCTTAAAGATCACCTAGAACTAGACGACGATGGGGAAGTAATAAACAGACAACTATCATTATTGGAGTATTGTTAAATGGGCGTAGTGTTATTAACAATGGGTTTTCTTATTCTTGCGTCAATCTTAGGATGGATTATAGAAAACTGGTAAACCCTAAAACAACCTTAGAGCCAATATAAGCCCCGTGTAATGCGGGGTTTTACTTTTTGGGCATGGTAACAAGCAAATAATTTTAGCGTATTCAGTGGCGCTTATATCGAGTGTCAGGACATATGATAAAATATATTATTATTCAATTAGTTAATTAGGGTTTGTGATCACAAAAGCCTAGCGGTTGTATTCTTATGTGATCACAAATAGTTTGTGTGGGTGTTAAAAAATCGCTCGCCTAGTCAAGCAAAAATGTTTAATCTGCTGCATTTTTCCATCGTACAACCCCAAAGTGTTGCACAAATGTCACACCCGGACTATACCTACGCATCAAAACATATCCTTTGGTATATACAATGGGACCCTTCGGATTATCAGGCTATCCAAAAGTGCCAGGGTGTATCCCCCCATATCTACAACATAAACAAAATAGTTGGGTAACATATTGTTACAGACTGTAATAAATAGTTTCGTGTAAATACAAGGACTTATAAAAAAGTTGCCTATAACACGAAAAAAGTGGTTGTTAAAACTTATTTTGGGTGCCTATATATATATGAGGCCCTTTTAGTATACCCTTCCGTACAGGTCTTATTATTATATAAGGTAATATGTATATACGTTAGTATATTCTGGTATTACCCCGGTATATCTCCCCCCTTATCAACCATAGTGAATCTAACCAAAAGAGTATCTTTAGATATGACTATGCCGATGACTAAGGGGGTAGAGATTTCTTTGTAGAGTAGACTGATGAATAACGCTAAGACTCCTTATAGTAATCTTATAGCCAAGAGGGTTAGAGAGGGTATCCGTAATGGAGTATCTGTTAAGGATATTCTTGGTTCTATACAGAAGTATCAACATGCTCCCAGTTCTACAGCTACCTTCTATAAACTCTACGGTGAAGACATCGCTGAAGAAAAGTCGGATATCGTAGGTAAAGTAGGTTCTGTAGTTATACAACAAGCACTAGATGGTGACTTCAAAGCTGCAGAACTATTCTTAAGGTCTAAAGGTGGTTGGTCGCCTACTAATACAGTTAATGAAGTAGAGCAGACAGAAGACCCAGAAACTGATACATCAGCCATTGATAGCCTAATGACCTTGTTAGGTAAAGGTAATGATAACAGCTCAGACTCTTAGAGAGTTACCCGACTCAGAAGTACAGGAAGTATTAACCCAGCTTGGTAGTGCTAAAGCAGAAGAGCTACAACGCAGTTGGGAGTTTTGGGCTAGGCCAGAACAACTAGAACCTGCTAATAAGGATTGGAACACTTGGGTAGCATTAGCTGGTCGAGGTTGGGGCAAGACTAGAGCAGGAGCTGAATGGGTAAGACACCGTATTAAACGTGGTGATAAGATTGTCCATTGTGTCGCCCCAACTAAAGGTGATGTACGCAGGGTTATGGTAGAGGGAGACTCAGGTCTCCTTAATGTTTGTTGGAAAGGTGATAAGACCTATAGAGGCAAACATATAGGATACCCGGTATGGAGTCCTACTAACAACACCCTGACATGGGATAATGGTGCTAAGGCAGTCTTTTTCTCAGCAGAAGACCCGGAAAGGCTCCGGGGACCGCAGTCCTACTCAGCTTGGTGTGATGAAATATGTGCTTGGCGTAATGCCCAAATGACTTGGGATATGCTGCAGTTTGGTTTACGTTTAGGTAATAGGCCACAAGTATTTGTAACTACGACTCCTAAGACGACAAAACTAATTAGAACAATATTAGACGATGATAAGACGATTATCTCTAGGGGCAGCACTTACGATAACTCTGCTAATCTTGCTGACACTTTCCTCGATGCAGTCAGGAAGACCTATGAAGGTACACGTCTTGGTCGTCAAGAGCTTTATGCAGAAATCCTCGACGAAGCATCAGGTGCACTCTGGAATAGAAGTCTCCTAGCTAGTTGTGAAGTCGATAAGGACGAAGTACCTCAGTTAAATAGAATAGTAGTCTCCATAGACCCAGCCATCACAGCCAACCAAGAAAGTGACATGACTGGTATTGTCGTTGCTGGTGTAGATGTAAATGGCACAGCATACGTCTTGGAAGACCACACAGGAAGATACACTCCTCAACAATGGGCATCTAAAGCAGTAGAACTCTATAGAGACCATATGGCTGACAGGATTGTAGCTGAAAGAAACCAGGGTGGCGACATGGTTCGTCACACATTACACACAGAAGATGAAACAGTCCCAGTAAAGCTCGTTCACGCTTCCAGAGGGAAGATGGCTCGGGCTGAACCTGTCTCTGCTCTATATGAACAAGACAAAGTAAGACACGTCAAGGGACTTAACGATTTAGAAGATCAGATGGTACAGTGGGAACCTCTAGGGTCCATAGGCTCACCAGACCGTCTTGATGCTTTAGTTTGGGCTATAACGGACCTCTCACTTAACGGATACGCCAAACCGCAACTTAAGTTGGCATACAGTAGTGCACAAGGACTCTTGTGACTCCCCTTTAACAACAAGAAAGACTTAGGGTCATGGTTAAGAAGCTCTCAGAGACAGAGGCCAAACAAATATTAGGTGTTGCAGGAGATAACACCAAGAATGGTCAAATTCGTGCTGATGAGTTCCTACCTGAGCTTCGTGGTAAAAGGGCTATCCGTAAATACCGTGAGATGAGAGATAATGACAGTACTATCGGTGCTGTTATGTATGCCACAGAACAAGTCCTTCGGGACGTAGAATTAAAGGTAGTGCCAGCTAATGATACTCCAGAAGCTATTAAAGAAGCTGAGTTCGTTGAGAGCGTACTTGATGACATGGATCACTCTCTTGATGACCATATCTCAGAGTCTCTATCTTCACTCTCTTATGGTTTTGCTTGGTTTGAAGTGGTTTATAAAAGACGTAACGGACCGTATCAAAGAAGCGACAAAAGCCGTTCTAAGTATACCGATGGTCGCATGGGGGTACGTAAGATTGCTTCAAGAGCGCCTTGGACGATTTCTAAATTTGAAGTAGACCAGAAGACAGGTGATGTTAAGGGAATATATCAAGAAGGTTTGGGGTATAACCAAAAGAACTATATCCCCTCAAGGAAAAGCTTATACTACAGAACTACGGCAATTAATGGTGATCCTTCTGGTCGTTCTATTCTTCGTAATGCTTACACTTCCTATGAGTATCTTAATAATCTACAGTCTATTGAGGCTATAGCCGTTGAACGTGAACTTGCTGGTATTCCTGTTGCTCGTATTCCTTCTGAGTACCTGTCAGGAGATGCCACCTCCGCACAAGCAGGATTTGTTAATAACTTGCAAGGTATCCTTCGGGACGTTAAATTCAACGAGCAAGGATACATTATACTGCCTTCCGATACTTATCCCGATAAGGACGGAGCACCTACCAACCAAAAATTAGTAGACGTAGAGCTTATGAGTTCTAGTGGTACTAGGAACATAGAGATAGACCCGATTGTTCGTAGATACCAGCATGACATTGCTCGTTCAGTCTTATCAGAGTTTCTTATGCTTGGAGGTGGCCCCAGTGGTTCCTATGCCCTCTCCAAGTCTAAGACAGACCTGTTCCTCCGCGCACTAGAGAGCTACATCCAAGCTATTGTTGATGTCCTAAACAAGCAGCTTGTCGAACGCCTCTGGGAGTTGAACGGTCTGAACTACGACCTTATGCCTTGTATAGAGGCAGGGGATGTTGCACCTCATGACCTCAGAGAAATTGCAGGGTTCCTGCGTAATCTGAATGGTGCAGATATTAACGTCAGTGATCACCCAGAAGTAATCGAAGACCTCATGAGTATCGCTGAACTTAGATATGACCCCCAAGCCGGGTCTAACCAACAAGAACAGGAAACTGAATAATGGCAACATTACACAATGACGTGCTGGATGATGGACTCTCCGTCTTAAATGCAGCCACAACTACTATCCATATCACTTCTCAGGAAGCTACTGCAAACTCAGGT